GATAGACCAAGGTTCTTCAGTTTCTATTGATGTCTATCTTACAAACAAAGACGGCACGGCTAAGAATTTAACCAATTACACGCCGACTGCTCACATCAGTCCGAACTATAATCTCGATAGTGATAATATCACTGTGTTCACTTGCACAGTAGATTCTGCTGCGTCTGGAATTATTAATCTTGCGTTATCCTACACTCAAACGGACAATCTGAAAGCGAACAAGAGGTATGTCTATGACCTTGAGATTGCTAGAGATAGTTCTGGTTCAATTGCAGAAATTGAACGTGTTATGGAAGGTCAGATTTTCATAACCCCATCAGTAACTAAACTTCCGGGCTTATAATGACAACCGTTGTTCAGAAAGTAGTTCAGGTTAAAACTAAAGTGAACAAAGTTGTTATCACTAAAAATACTTTGGTTAAAAAAGTCGTTTTAAATTAACCAATAAATATGATTGAATAAAAGGATTAACAATAATGGCAACACCAAATTCAAGGCAATCACTGATAGACTTCTGTCTTCGCAGATTAGGTGCGCCTGTAATTGAAATTAATGTTGACGATGATCAGATCGAAGATAAGGTCGATGATGCATTACAAATGTATCAAGAGTTTCATTCTGATGCAACCTATCGAACATATTTAAAGCACGTTATCACACAAACCGATAAAGACAATGGATATATTCCAATATCGTCCAATGTAATTTATGTGTCTCAACTGTTTCCTCTAAACCCGACATTTTCTTCTGTGAATATGTTTGACATTCGATATCAGATGATGTTGAATAGTCTGGGTGATTTTTTGAACTTTGCAGGTGGTATGTCTTACTACTATCAAATGCAACAGTACTTAGAATTTCTCGATCAAATATTGTCGGGTTATCCTCAAACCACTTGGTCACGTCATCAAGATAGACTTTACATTTGGGGTGAGTGGTCTAACGGTGATTTAGACGTTGGAGATTATATTGTTGCCGAGGTTTACACAGCCGTTGACCCAACTACATTCTCAAGTGTTTATAATGATATGTTTGTAAAAAATTACACCACTGCGTTAATCAAACAACAGTGGGGTATGAATATGTCTAAGTTTGAGGGAATGCAGTTGCCAGGGGGTGTGACAATCAGTGGCAGACAAATTCTAGAAGATGCTAGCGCAGAACTGAGAGAACTAGAAGAGAAACTTCGTTTAGAACAAGAATTACCACCCGACTTCTTTATAGGTTAAATATGAACATACAGATTGATAATAAGTTATTTGGTGTGATTGTTACTGCGGTCAGTGTGGTCTTTGGTGCCTATATGTATTTGGATAATCTTCACATCGATGAGAACGAATTAGAACTTGATCAAATGGAACAAGATGCAGTAGTAGAAGCTCTCGAAGATGATATCACCACAAGAATGCTTATGTCACAATCTACTCGATACGCAGAGATTGCAAAATACTATGGTGATGTTCAAAGGGAAAGATCTTTAACGAAGGCAGAAGAACTGCGATTAAAAAACGTTGAAGATGAACAATGCCGTATTCGTAATATCATATCAAAACATAATGTGGAGTCTTGCGACTAATGGCAACCAATCCATATTTCAGTCAGGGTAGAAAAAGCGAACAATTGTTGTACGAGGATTTGGTGATCGAATCCTTAAAAATGTACGGACAAGATGTTTACTATCTACCACGAGAAATCGTTAATCAAGATGATATCTTTGTTGACGATTCGGTTTCTCGTTTCTCTGATGCCTATAAGATTGAAATGTATATCGAAAACACCGAAGGGTTTGATGGTGAGGGAGACCTATTTACCAAATTCGGTGTGGAGATTCGTGATGCAGCTACATTTATTGTTTCACGAAGAAGATGGAATAGTGTCATTGCAGAGAATGAAGAAACCGATGTGGTTCCTTTTTTCCGTCCCCGTGAAGGTGATGTAATCTATCTTCCATTGTCTCAGTCTATGTTCCAAATAATGAAGGTAGAAACCGAGTCTCCATTCTTCCAACTCAAAAACCTTCCTACATTTAGAATGCGTTGTGAACTCTTTGAGTATAACGATGAAGACTTTGATACAGAAATTGAAGAGATTGATCAGGTAGAAAACTTCTCTGCGTATCAATATGTAATGACCTTCTCTTCGGTCACCGGAACGTTTGTCGTAGGTGAAAATGTAACACAGAACAACGGTGAGTATACGATGAATGGTGAAGTGGTCAATTGGGATGCAGTAAATAATAAACTATATCTAGCCCACGTAGGGGCAGATGACGGTGAATTCCACACCTTTACCACAACCGCCAATGTGGTTGGTGGAACTTCAGGTGCGATAGGTACACCATCACTCATTGAAGAATTGCAAAATATTCAACGTGAAGCACAGAACGATATCTTTGATGTGTTTGAAAGTGACTTCTTAGATTTTAACGAATCTAATCCGTTTGGAGATCCTCAGTAATGTTTGGTACATATTTTTATCATCAAAGAGTTAGAAGAACAGTTGCCGTTTTCGGTTCCCTGTTTAATAACATATATGTTTTAAGAAAGAATTCTAGTGGTGCTGTAATTAGTCAGGTCAAGGTGCCACTTTCTTATGCTCCTAAAAGAAACTTCATCGAACGAATAGAACAGATGAACAAAGGAGAAGATGCGGAAAGACAGATTGCAATCAAACTGCCTCGTATGTCTTTCGAAATTGTTTCGATGGAATATGATCTGGCCCGTCAACTACCGAAAATAAATTCACGATCAAAACAGTTGACAAATGGAAGTAATAGTGTATCAGACAGAACTCGATTATACACCTCTGTACCCTACAATGTCAACTTTCAATTAAACGTATATGCAAAATCACAAGACGATGCGTTGCAAATTGTCGAACAGATTATACCTTTTTTCAATCCACAATATACAGTAACAGTCAAACCACTCGAAGATTTGACAGACATCAAAGACGATGTTCCAATTGTGTTACAGGGATTGAACTTTCAGGATGATTATGAAGGCCCATTAGAGGCGAGAAGAACCATTATATACACTATGGACTTCTCAATGAAAATTAGTTTTTATGGCCCTCTTTCTACTGGTCCGATTATTCGTCAGGTGGATACTCCAATCTATCAACAGGATACTGGATTATCTGGAGATAGTGATACCTTACTCGAAACAATTAGAACGGTACCGAATCCGTTAGCGGTAAGTCCTGATAGTGACTTTGGATTTAGTTATGAATATTTTAACGCATTGGATAGTGTAACCTAATGAAAGATGATAATACAAAAAATATACAAGACGACTATGACACTTCACGTGACACATATCTCGAACTGATTGAGGGTGGTAAAGAATCGCTTGAGCTTATGATACAAGTCGCTCGCGAATCTGAACACCCACGAGCTTTTGAAGTTTTGTCTGGTATGATCAAGAACATCGCAGATGTAACCGATAAATTGATGGAACTGAACAAAAAACATAAAGATGTTATTAAAGAAGATAAACCTGAACAAAAACAGATCACGAACAATAATGTGTTTTTAGGAAGCACAACTGATTTACAACGATTATTACAAGATGAAGAAAAGGTGATTGATGCAAAACTCGTTACTGAGAATGAATAATAACGAAACGTATCTTGGCAATATCAATGTAAAACGTGATGGTGTAGTTCAGGAATGGACTAAGGAGCAGATACGTGAATACAAAAAGTGCATGGACAACCCTTCGTACTTTGCAGAAAAATATGTCAAGATTATTTCGTTGGACAGTGGGCTTGTTCCATTTAATCTTTACGATTATCAAAGACATATGTTTGAACATTTCAACAGCAATCGTTTTAGTGTCGTTTTGGCTTGCAGGCAGTCTGGCAAATCAATATCGTCGGTTGCCTACCTTCTCTGGTACGCCATTTTCCATTCCGAAAAAACAATCGCTGTATTGGCGAATAAAGGCGCGACTGCCCGAGAAATGCTCGCACGTGTTACTCTCATGTTGGAAAATCTTCCATTCTTCTTACAACCTGGCTGTAAAACTCTCAATAAAGGTTCGATCGAGTTTTCTAATAACAGTCGGATTGTTGCTGCTGCCACTAGCGGGTCTTCTATTCGTGGTATGTCTGTTAACCTACTTTATCTTGACGAGTTTGCTTTTGTTGAGCGAGCGGCTGAGTTTTATACCTCTACATACCCCGTGGTATCCGCCGGAAAAGACACCAAAGTCATCATCACGTCGACCGCAAACGGAATAGGAAATACCTTTCATAAAATTTGGGAAGGTGCAGAACAGGGGATCAATGAATTTAAATCGTTTCGTGTAGACTGGTGGGATGTGCCTGGGCGAGATGAAGAATGGAAGGCACAAACAATTGCAAATACATCACCACTCCAATTCGACCAAGAATTTGGTAACACCTTTTTTGGAACAGGTGACACCCTTATAAATGCCGAGACGCTTTTATCACTAAGGGCAAAAGCGCCTCGGCAAGTTTTAGAGGGCGGTCTTCTAAAAGTTTATAACGAACCTGCTAGCAAGCACGAGTACATCATGACCGTTGATGTCTCGAAAGGAAGAGGTCAGGACTACTCTACGTTCACTGTCATCGACATATCGACACGCCCATTTGAACAAGTGGCTGTGTATCGGAACAATACTATCTCTCCAATACTCTTCCCTAATATTATATATAAGTACGCAACCGTTTATAACAACGCTTATGTGATTGTAGAATCAAATGACCAAGGTTCTGTGGTATGTAATGGTTTATACTACGATCTCGAATACGAAAACGTTCACCTCTCTTCAGCCGTGAAAGCGAACTCAATTGGTATTGAAATCAATCGTAAAACAAAACGATTGGGTTGTTCTGCCATCAAGGATATTCTGGAAGAAAAGAAAATTGCAATTCACGATGATAACACTATTTTAGAGATCTCCACTTTTGTATCGAAAGGGGTTTCGTATGAAGCAAGTGACGGTAATCATGATGATTTGATGATGAATCTTGTGATGTTTGGTTATTTCGTTACCACACAGTTCTTCGCTGATATGACAGATATCAATTTAAAACAAATGATGTTCGAAAATAGAATGCAAGAAATTGAGGATGATGTTGTTCCATTTGGATTCATCGATGATGGTTCAGATGAAATTAATTTGATCGAACAAAGAGAAGAAATAGAACGCCGTGGTTGGCAGATTCTTCACGACCCTTTCTAAAAACCCTCTAAATATAAATAAATACATTGAACATCCGTATTATGTAAATCTTATTATTAGCTAATAAAAAAAGGAAACGATTATGGCTCTTTTTACCCCATCAGCGTCTCCCAGCATTACAGTTAAAGAAAT